CCATTCCCATTTACACCGCTGCCTGATGCGGATGCAAATGTAATGTATGTATATGGTGATGGAACAAGACCTGGAGAAGATATTGTTACTGTATCTGGTCTAACTCCAACCACCACAGCATCTGTAACTCTAACTGGCAGTCTTGCTGCACAGATTGATAATTTCTCTGTCAGAATCAAACGTGTAAGTCAAGGCGAAACAGAATTTGGCGCATGGATAATTCCTAGTGGAGAAGTTGCTGTAGAGAATACTGATGAACTTCAGTTAAGATTACGATCCAACGCTGCTCCTGGACTGAATACATATGCTGACCTTGCTATTGGTGCTAGGGTAGAAAGATGGTTGATTGGTACGGAAGTTCCACCACCAAACATTCCAGAACCATTCCCTGATTTTGATGATCTTACCAATAGACCTCTAAATTCTGATGTTTATAGTAACATTCTGCAGGTTCAAGGATTAAGTGACACTGCTTATATCACTGCATCAAATACAAATCTGTATGTTGGTATCTCTAGCAGTAATACAACATTCACTACTGCTGATGGATATGAAATTCTTCAGAATGATGGTGGCACGTCAATATATGAAACCATTGGCCTTGAGTCTTACGTCAGCACACACTTTGCACCAATACTATTCCTTCAAGCAGAGGATGATACTACTGGTGGTGGTAATCAATTCACATGGTTGCAGGATTATGTCACTGCTATTCAAGCAGTCCCAAGTAATGCTACAGCAACTCTCACAACAGTTGCTACTGGTGGACACAATGCATTTGAAACAGATGCTACACTGCAGGCAGCAATTAGAACTGCTGTAGGATCAACTGATCCTGGTGTTATTACATCTGCAACATTTGATCTTGTCCCTGATGATGGAGAAACAGCACTTGTCGATGGATTGTCATATCCAGTAGCAGGTTCTTTATATGTTCCTACAGGTCTAGTAGATGCTTCGGTTGATGTTGTAGTTCTGTTCCACGGAACTATTCCCGAGGGTGGAACATCAACTATCGCAGATGCAGCATCAGACATGCTCGATAGATTTGTAGATACTAATGTCACCAACATCAACGTAAGAGACAAGATTATCTTCTCTGTTGCATATCCTCAAGATCATGTTTCTGCTTCGAGACAGTATGATCTGTCTGATGTTGGTACAGAAAATGCAAACTTCTTAATGGGTGATAACCTACCATATGCAAGAGCAGCAGTTGAATGGGTTAAGAACTCTTTGGATGCATATATTACAGCGCAAGGTGGTACTAAAACTGTTAATGATGTCTATCTGTTTGGTCACTCTCAAGGTGGTAAACTTGTTTCCAAGATTAATACTCTAGATGATGGTATTGCAGGTGTTATTGCAGATGCTCCTGGTCCTATTCAGCTAGATCAAACATGTTCTATCGTTGCAAATCAAGCAGGTACAACATGCTCGAAGATTGCACAGATCTATGGTGTTCCTGGTGCTCTGTCAGTGCCATTCTATCAAGTCATCGGCCCCAACTATCCAACAATTAACAACGGAGAGTATCTACAACTTCGTCTCCGTTCCGAAAATACTGCTGGTGCAACAACATCCACGACACTTGGTATTGGTGATGAACCAGATGGATCTAACTGGGCAATCACCACAGGTGACTTCCCATCTACCACACCAGACAACTTTACTTTCCAGAATATTCCTAGTGCGTTAGAAGATGCATTGATTGGTTCTGATCCACGACCACTACCTAATGGCATTACAGGACTAGGAACTGGTACTGAAGTTGATGTTACTCTTGTAAGTTCAACTGGTACTCAACCTAGAATTAAAATCCAATATGCCGAGGGTGGTGAAAGTTCTATCGGATTGTTCCCAACGAAGGTAAACAATGGTGATAAGATTATTCTGTATAACAGATCATCTGCTACATTTGGTGGCAATGTAGAAATGCAGATTAAGGTTGGTACTAGAACTATTAACCCATGGTTGATTGTTACCAACAGCGGCCCTGATACTGATGCTGACTTTACTGCACCAAATAACTTAAACAATCAAGTCCCAAATACACAGGTTGTAAGTTCTATTGTATCTGTTAGTGGTATCAACAGACCAATCACAATTTCTGCTACAAATGGTGCGCTGATCTCGGTTGATTTTGCTACTCCCACATCATCTTCAGTAACATTTGATCCAGCAGTAAATGATTCTTTCCGCGTCTTTATTCAGACTGATCCTAATCTATCTGGTCAAGTAACTACAACTGTTACGGTGGGTACAGGAAACCCAAACCAATTTATTTGGCAAGTCAGTAACTATGCTGTTGCTCCACCACCACCAGATCTCAAAGGTGCGTGGTACAGTAAGAAGAATGCACTCGTAGATTCTAATGGTGATATTATCGAGGCCAAGGATGATGGACATTCTATCGGTACAGTTGTCCCTGTTCTGAAGAGACCTGATGGATCTTACGGCACACTAGATGGTGATCTAGATTCTAGATTCCCAGGTTATCTTGAGTGTGATGGTGAACTGTATAATGCTGCAGATTATCCTGATCTGTATGAAGTCATTGAAGAAACATATGGTGGTACGGGTGTGAACTATGACGCTCAAACTAAAGTATATACAGGACAGTTTAGAGTTCCTGATTTAAGAAATAGAAAACTAGTTGGTACTGGTGTTGTTGATGGTAACAGAGCATCATCTGCGTTCCCTCCAGTTGATGCTGGTGGTAGTATCTACGAGCCTGGTGGTATTGGTGGATGGTGGTATGTTGATGATGTAGACGTTGCTGGTGATAATCCTTACGAGCAGATTCTAGGTGAAGCGGGTGGAACTACTGGTGTTACAAGTAACTTCTTCTCTCTAGGCACTGTTAAGACTGTATTTGATGCAGATCTTACTGCCGATATTGACTTTAGTATTACTGGTAGTGTAACAGCATTGATTGGTCCTCTACTTGATACATTGGTATCAGTTCCTCCACATACTCACCTATATGTTACTGGACTGGTTGATGGTACTAGTGGTGACCCATTGATTGAATGGGGAGATAGAGGTATGGCATCATTGCCTGCTTCTGCTAGACTATCTAACGATGGTAGTGCTGGACTCAATGCTGCTCAACTTAACTCCCTTGAAGCATATGAAGATGGTGTTGCAAAGTCCGACACACAAACTATTGTTGACTTGTGGATGGCAGCATTACAACAATATGCACAAAACTTCCAAACTGAATGGGATGAAATTGATGGTGTCGATGATCTAGAAACAATCGTATTCCAGATGATTGGTGACATCAATACTAAAGCATACAATAGTGGTCTTAATGGTGGTCCTGGACAACCTAACCAGGGCGGTGATGCTAACATGAGAGTAACTCAAACTCTGACAGCAGAAACATGGTGGCCATCACCATATAGTGTAGTTAGTGATAGTTATTTCTTCTCTGTTTCCAATAATATTTCAGAGAAATATGGTACAGATGGTGGTTCTGGTGGTAGAGCAGTAACTGGTGTACTTGATACTAACCAAAGGTTTGTTAGAGTTGACTCATACACCCCACCAGTTCTTGATGGTGACACTGGTGCTACTGAATCTCACGCTCACCTTATTACACTACAACCAGTTACTGACTTGACAGAAGACTATTCATATGGTAATGTTAGTGGATGGGGTGATGCTAGAAAAGGATTGGGTGCGGCACAAACAACACTCAACGTAACATTCAACCAATCTGAAGTTGGTATGGAATTGAACGTAGGAACATTCACTCTTAATACATCAATTAAGAAACCAATTCCTAACGTTGCGTTCTCTCCCAATAGAAAAGTTGAACTTCTACCCGAGTTCCACAAAGTTAAATATATAATCAAAGCATATTAATTTTCATGGCAAAAAATGAACTTGCGCCTTATAGGCCGCTTGAGTTGATGCTCAATGAGCAGATGACAAAGTGCTCATTCGATGATTTTATTGGTGTTTGGGAAAAGTTTGTACCAGACGCATTTTGTGATCAACTTGTAGAATACGGTGATTCTTTTATCAATGAGGTGAACGGACATACTATTTCTGCGTCTGATGTTGATATCATGGAAGGTTCTTCCATGTATGGTGGTAACCTCAAAAGAGATGATACTGCATTTCTAGTAAATTATGCTAGTGAGAAATGGTCTACCCAGATTAACCAATTTCTCAAATCTTGTGCTATACACTACAGTCACAAGTTTTCGCAGTTGAAAACTGTGCCAATGACATCAATAGATATTAAGTTCCAGAAGACAGAACCTGGAGGTGGATATCATCTATGGCACTATGAAAATGCTGCTTCTGGATTTGCCCAGAGAGAACTAACATGGATGATCTACCTCAATGACATTGATGATGGTGGTGAAACAGAATTCTTATATCAAAAGCGTAGAATCAAACCACAAAAAGGAACAGTAGTTATTTTCCCTGCTGGTATGACTCACGTACATAAGGGTAATCTTGTCATGGGAGACCGTGATAAATACATAGTGACAGGATGGTACATTAAAGCTGGGTCAAATTAATGACAACACAACTCGCTAGAAGTGCAACATTAGAAGTTGACTTTCAAAACAAAATCATTAACGACACTAGTGCCAGAGTGTTGTTACCAGATGGTAGAGAATATGTTCCTACTGTCTCTCTATCTGGTGAGATGATGGATCGCTTCAAAGAAGAAGCACTTGGTGAGTTTTGGCACACAGAGAATGATCAGATACAAGCGTTGTTCTTCTATAGTGACAACTACTTGTACTGCCAGAGAAAGAAGAAAAAGTTTGACTTTGCTGTACAGCAGCAAGTATACAGCACATATACTTTCACTGGTTATACAGAAGAGCAAGTTATTGAGTTAGAGAAGAAAGTAAGAACTTTCATCACTGCTCAAAATACAGCAAGACTATATGATGTAGAGACACGTCTTGGAAAGATTGACGAAGAGTTCTTATTCTTCGAGTCTACTTGGTTGAAGAGAATGAATGAAAAGAATTCTATTCTCGCTGTTACTGACTGGCGTATGAGCCCTGACGTAGAAGAGAAATACGAGGGTGAAAGAGATCAGTGGATTAGATATAGACAAGAGATTAGAAATCTCAAGTTTGGTGAACCAAGAGATTATCCAACACCACTTGACTTCTTCAGAGCAATCAAGACATTCAAGTTCCCTATTGATCCAAAGTTCTACAGGGAAATGTATCCTGATGGCCTAGACAATGATGGTAATGCTGTTGCATATCTGTCAACTGATGATCAGTGGGTATCAAGAGATACTGATTCTTCTAGAGACTTGATTGAGTCTAGATTGACCAATATCTCTACAATGAGACAGAACTATCTCAAGAGTAAGAAAGTCGTCTCTACTGAAGTTAAGGAGATGATGAAACTATTGAGACTTGAGGACTTCGTTGAAGCGGGTATCGATTACACGCAAATATATACTGAAGAGGACATTAATGATTTGGTTGACTGAACTACTTGATGATACTCAAGTAAATCTTTATCTTAATGAATTTAAAGAAGAATATTTTATGCGGTGTAATCCCATTGGTATGGGTTTACATGTAAAGAATAATCATGTCACAACAGACGAATATAGAACGTCTGACCACTATAGAAATGTAGCGAAACATGTGTGGAATACTCTTGATCCATTGCGTCAAGAGTATTATTTAAAATGTGCTACTCAACCATATCCCACATGGTATAAAGAGGGAGATTATTATGATTGGCATCGTGATAATTATCCTATTGGTGGTGTAAATGCTGACTACAGCATGACACTATTCCTCAACGATGACTATGAGGGAGGTGAGTTGTTAATCAAAGTCGGTGATGTTGTAACAGAGCACAAACCAAAGGCAGGAACTGTGATTCTATATGACACTGGCCTATGGCATCGTGTCAACCCTGTAACTAAAGGCAGTCGTAAAGTTATTGTTGGGTGGCACGAATCTATTATTCAAAACTCTCTTATCAGAAGAGAGATGGTTACTATGGGTAGAGAGTTAGAGAGAGACACTCCTGATTGGAATGTAATCAAACAAGTACAAGTGAACTTAATTAGAGAATATGGACGACCCTTGTAAGATATTAGATGATAACCTCAAAGTCTATGAGCAGGTGTTTGATCACCTTACCTTCCGTAAAATATGTGAAAAGTTACAAGGTCCAGGTTGGGAGTTTGGACATACTTCCTATCATCCCTCGGATCCTAACCATCAGATATGTTGCAAGTTCTGGAAGCGAGACCTGGACGATGATTGGTTCTTTTCTGATTACCTTCTAAATAAGATACAGGAAAAGACACAACAGTCTTTTACTCTTGAAAGTGTGTATGCCAATGGTCATACATATGGTCTAGATGGTATTTTCCATCAGGATCATTTTGATGAGAGAGGTAGAACGTTCCTATTGTATGCAAACTTACGATGGGCCAATGAATGGGGTGGTGGTACACAGTTTTACACCGATAATGGTGAACTACGAACTGTGATGTTTCAACCAAATCGAGGTGTATTGTTCCCTGGTATGGTTTATCATTCTGCCGCAACAACCACAAGATTATTCAATGACCTCCGTATCACTGTAGCCTGGAAATTACAAACAAATGGATAACGTAGAATATCAACTATATGATTTGCAGACATTTATCGGAAGATATGCTGCGCTCGCTAAAAAACCACTAGTTTACTTCCGTGTTTACGGTTGGAATAATAGCACTGATGTAGATGCAATCAATTCATCTATTGCAATTTACAATGAAATGCTGCCAGTTGATTACATGATCCTGTTCAAAGACAGTGAGCATGTAGTATTGGAACTGGAGGAGATGGGTGATGTGATGAATTTCTTGCAGGATAGCTTCCCAGCGCAACAGGAAGGCACACCTACGGAGCAATATATCTTCTATGCTCTATACAATGATGAAGGACAAGTTATCCTGGACAACGAATGATATTCTCCGACAACTATACAGTAGTAGAAAGATATAGTTTAGTCAGTGGAGAGAGACTCGCTGACTATTCTGAAATGCCATACAGATACACACCACTGTATGATACTCAATACAAACCAGACATGGACGTTGGTGTAAGAAACCAAGTCGGTGTCATTTTTAAGTATGATCCTACGATTGCTGACGTTGAAGCACTCAAGGATGAGGAGAAGATCTTTGGTATCTACCACAATGGTTCAGAACCTGTGGCCTACAAAACAAAGATTAGAATGAGATTCTCCAGTTGGAGAGCATATCGTGGTGATTACATTACACAGACACATTCATCCTCCGACAGAGATCTTTATGATGAGTTGGATAAAGTGGTGAAACCTAGTAGAAAAGCAAATGCTGCTTTCCTAGGCCATGATCATGACTCTGATGGATATATCACTGGTTGCACAGTCACTGATAGATATTTTAATCTATCGCATTACAACAATCCACTGCTTGAAAAACTAGAGTGGTATGCAGGCAATGCACCAAACTATTGTAGGGGTATTCTTACTGTTCGTAGAGAGAATGAAGTCTCCTGGATGTCTAGATTTGCATATCCTACTAGGATCTCGGAGATTCCCAAGAATGAGTTCTTTGCTAATCGCATTAGAGAGCCACTGACAAGACCTAGAATGAAAACTGTCTCGTTCAGGCAGTCATTGAGGAAGCATCTTGCTGGTTATGTGATGTATGAGATCCTGAATCTATCACAGGTTGATGATATCTACGCACTCGTCCCAGATACAACCAGAGACGCGCAAGTTAGGCTCGAACATGTATTCAGAGGATCTGAATTGGTAGATATTATTGCTCACATTCCGAAGTATGATACATTTGAAGAGGTTCAAGTCACTCGCAGATGGATTCAAGAGTTTGATGAGCAAGGTAATGAGATATACTGGAACATAGCAAATCCAATTCTATAAGTGGCACAGGGGGTTGACGAACCCCCTTTTTCATGCCATACTGTATTCACATCAGACATACAGTATGCAACTCCGCCCCCACCAGCAACGTGCTCTTGCTGCTATGCAGCAGAACAAGTTCGGTCAGATCATCGTGCCCACAGGCGGCGGCAAGACCATGATCATGATCAAAGATCTCGCGGAACGCTTTGCTAATGCAGAGCGTCCTATGACTGTTGCTGTTGTTGCTCCTCGTATCCTCCTCGCCACTCAACTGTGTGAGGAGTTCTTTGAGGATGCTGGCATCAACCGTCCTGATGTTGTGCCCGCACACATCCACAGCGGTGAGTCTATCCACTTCAGCACAACCAAGGCAAACAAGATCGCTGCCTTTGACACAATGTGTGACTCTATGCAGGCACACCGCATCTTCTTCACTACCTACAACTCGCTCCGTCGTCTCAATGACTGCGGCCTTACTTTCGATGTAGCATACTTTGACGAGGCACATAATGCTACTCGCAAAGACTTCTTTGAAGAGGTTGCTAACTGTGATGCCAAGCGTTACTACTATTTCACTGCCACTCCCAAGCACACTCGTTCTGCCTATGGCAACGGCATGAACAACTATACTGTGTTCGGCAACGTGATTGAGCAGTGCCCTGCTCCTGAACTGATCAACAACGGTTCTATCCTCCCTCCTACTGTTGATGCCTATGAGGTTGACTTCGAGCGTCTGAAGGGCGCACAGGCGTGTGACAGCGACCGTGAGACCCTGCTGGGCATCCTTGACCAACTGGACGACACAACCGCCCACAAGATCCTTGTAGCGGCACCTAACAGCCGCATCATGTTCAACCTGCTCACCAAGACCAACATCATTGATGAGTGTAAGAACCGTGGTTTTGAGGTGATGCACATCACCAGTAAGTATGGTGCTTATGTCAACACTCTCAAGGTCAACCGTGAGCAGTTCTTCCACCAGTTCGACCAGTGGGGTAAAGATCCCAGTAAGAAGTTCATCATCTTCCACTACAGCATCCTGTCCGAAGGTATCAACGTTCACGGCCTTACCCAGACTGTGTTCCTTCGCAATCTGAATGTCATTGAGATGGCACAGACTATCGGTCGTGTTATCCGTGTCAATCGTGATGATGCTGCTGATATTGCTGCTGGATCTATCATTCCTGGTGCATGTCAGATGTATCGTAAGTCCACTGGTTTTGTCACCGTGCCTGTATTCAAGAACTACGGTGTAAATACTATCAAGCGACTGCAGAATCTCGTTGATACTGTGTTCGTCAAGGGTCTCCCTGCTATCCAAGTTACCGATTATTGATATGTACGAAGAACTAAACTGCTTTGAAGAAGCACTCAAACACTTTGGCACCAGAGTAGAAATCATCACGGCCATGGAAATGGCACGAAAGATTTCTGCCGAGGATGCCTACCAGATGATCAAGGATGAATTGAAGGACGTGAAGAAGTGCCGCAAGCATTTTCAGAAGAATGAATCCTGTGATTAGTATTAAGTTGTACTGATTTCCTCACATTTCCTGTTAAACTCAATCTACATACTACAGTTACAGAGGTTCGTATGGATCATTGGATTGACCAAGAGAAGCACGAAAAACGTCGTGATGCACTTGGATTGTTCTATGAATCAGTGCTGAAGCCTGACCATGAGTTGCGTCAATGCTCACACAATCAGGAATGTTATCATGAATTGATGGAATGGCGTGATGAAGTCATCCAGTATCTAGACCGTCGTCGTAATGAAGAGTTCTACCAACACAATGCCCATTGAGAGATTCACCTGCACATCTGATAGGCCATATGATCGTCATACCTATCAGATTGTGCATGATCATGGTAAGTCGCCAGTATTTGAAGACTACGATGTATTGAGAGCGTACTGGTTCCACCACGCACAAGTGTGGTATAATCCTACAGTTGTCATCAACGACATCAAACCCAAGAAGCAACGCGGTAAAGGATTCTGATGAAGGAATTTGATTATGAACTTGATTACAAGAGCCTTGACTTCACAGATTCAGAGACTCGCAAACTTTATCGTATTGGAAGGGGAGAGCAAGGAGTGTTATTGGTACGCCCTTACACTGACTACATATGTAGTCATTGGAGGTTCGTAGATGTGCCAACCGCTATTAAATCTTCTGATAAGATTTACGCCATGTTCTGTACATACAGAGAACAAAAGGATTTTATTGGAATGGACATGGCGAGGAAATTCCTTGAGATGGGTTTTACCCGCGCACGCAGGTATGCTAACCACCGAAGCGGGAAAAAATACAATGATGATAAAACTATCAAACCGCAAGAAAAAGATGCACTGACATGCGAAAAGGCACAGAGTGCTACAATTTTCAAGGAGAAGCGTGATCTGGCAGCATATGACCCTATATACCAGAAATTACGCAAACAGTGGAGAGCATCGGAATGACTGCACATGACATGCTAATCGATACCATCAACCAGAAACTATTTGAAGTGTTCAACATGGGTAGAACACTCGATGATAGTGACTGGGATGATGAGGCCGCAAGAGAGATCTCACAGCACATTCTTGAGATCGTAGAAGAATACCAATCAGTGAGAACACGAAGTTATGGACAATGGAGAGCAAGTGACTGACAAAGTGAACCCGAAACTGGCATCATCATTTGGTGGCACAGTAGAGAAAGACATCCCTGATGATGTTGAATGGATCGATGATGCTTTTTATATTAAAGAGACACGCTTCGGATTATACACCAGTATCTTACGAGAGCCATTGGGGCAGCATTTTATCACTGGTGCAACATATGAAGGTGTACTCAAGATGTCACGCTGGCATCTAATGTGTTTGCAAGACGATTCCTTAAAAGATTATACAAGAGTTATCAATAGTGGTGTTGTTGGTGGTAAACTGTAGTGTAAGATGCAGATGATATCATGAACATCTTCGTAACTGACCAAGATCCCACCAAGTCTGCTCAAGTTCTACCTGACAAGCATATTGTCAAGATGCCATTAGAGACATGCCAGATGGCATCAGTCATCTTCTCAAAGCATCACTGGGACTGGGGTACTATTCACAAGAAAGATGGTACACCATACCGTACAACTGGTGGTTTCAAGCATCATCCATGCACATTGTGGGCAGCATCCAGTCTAGTAAACTTTGCCTGGATGCTACATCATGGTTTTGATTTGATGTTTGAGTATAGTCAACGCTTTGGTAAAGAGCATGGTTGCTATATCACTATGTGTGAAGCAATGGCAATTTTCCATGGTCATGGTGGTAACATATATGACCATATTCAAGCAAAAGACTTTGCTAGAGCAATGCCTGACGAGTTCAAGTATGATACTAGCATAGATACATTTACGGCATACAAAATGTACATTGCTTCAAAACCTTGGGTAGCAGACAACTACCGACGTATGCCACAACGCAAACCAAACTGGATCTAACTATGGCCTACATGTCCGATCATTACATGGAAAACTACTGGTCTGGAGTAGAAAGTAAGAAGTACATTGTCCCTGTTGATGGTGATGGTATCCTTACGTTCCCCGATGAACTAATGGATGCATTGGATTGGAAAGCAGGTGACACACTGGAATGGATTGACAACAAAGACGGATCATTTACACTCAAGAAAATCTAATGGCATTATCACAATCAGTCAACGAATCTCTCGATGAGGCATCATCAGCACTACGCAATGCATTAGCATTTGCAGCACGGGGTGAACGCGCCAACGTGTGTAGTGAAATTGCAGATATGATACAAAAGATTGACGCACTGCGTACAATCGACGAAATCATGGATAAATTAGAGAATAGAAAAGAGGGAGACAGTGGTACATGGGGACCAATCGTAGAGTGAACATTGAACTAGGCCAAGACTTGCAAGATGAGTATGAATTTTGGTTAGAAGCGAAGAAGTCGTTGTGTGTAGAACGTAGTATCAATAGTTTTCTGAACTATATACATTATTACGGCACACATGATAACCCCAAGAATCCAGATGACGCTGACTAAAAGACAATCAGTATGGATCTGTCGCCGCATGATGAAGATATGGCATAAAGAGATGCGCGGCGACATGGCGGCAAAACAGGAATACTGGGAGTATTTCCTTGACACCCTGCACGAATCAGGGTATATTGATGATGTTGATCGAGGCACATGGCAATGTCCATTCAAGTAACACTGACTGATAGTGAGTTGTTCATGCTCACTTGTTCGCTACAGTATCTCGAACGCACTGCACAAATGCGTATTGAGGAAGAAGTTGGTGCAATCGCTCCACTGTATAACAAATTGGTATCGTATCGAGAGGATGCGAAGCGTAACACACGCCATGGTGGTGACATGGATGCGCTATGAAATTAGATTCTAAAGCAAGGATTGTAGGCAGTATTGGTGTAATCACTGCCTACTTTTGTATCTTGCATGTGAGTGTGATGCTTGGTGTTGTGATCAACTTCATAGCAGATTTGATTAGTATTCCATACTTCGTCCGCACTAAATCGTGGGACGTGGTGATCATGTTGTCATTTCTGCTGGTCATTAGCATGAGCAAGCTGACCACTTCGTGAAGTGGCCACTGTGGTGGCACAGGACCCCAAAACCATGTATATTAAGAGGGTCAAAGGAACGCCACCACATGCAACTCCTCAACAAAGCAACCCAGGTTGACTTCTATCCCGTCACCCCTGCTGGCAAGCGTTTCATCAAGCGTACCATCTGGCACCCTGGTGCTGATAGTGAGATGACTGTGTTTGACACTGTTGGCAAGATTGACGCAATCTATTTCATGAACAGCATGATTGCCAATGGTGCTGAAGTGACAGACTTCAACGTTCATTGCTACAATGGTGACGACTACGCTCCCATGGCATGTTGATAGCGAGGGTCTATGTAATTGTGTCTCCAGCCGCGAGACCTCCCCTCACTTTTTTATTATGATCACATCCAAAGCACAGATCATCAACACAATCAAAGAGTGCTGCACAGGCAGTGCTCTCACTAAAACTGAAAAGTTTCAAGTGTTCTGTAATGTGTGTGATAACATGTTACATGCAGGACAGATCACCAAAGCACAACACACTCGCTGGACTAACGTATTCTGATCATGACCACAAAGTATCAAGTCACCATCAAATCACAGAGCGGCACGTTCGAGCAAGAGCACATTGTGTCGCGCAAGGCCGCACAAACTATTGCGGACTACATCAACAACAACGGTTATTCTACGTTCAATGATGTCAAATCAGTCGAAATCCAACCATATGTCTGAAAACACTGACAATCGTCACGAAAATTATTGGTTGGACGAAGCATTTGTTGCCGCAATCGAAGAGCGTGCTAAAGTGCTAGAGGTGACAGTCGATTATTACATAGCAGAGTTTATGTAATTGTCATCTACTATACATATAATCAAGTAGACGCATTTTCTACCATGACAGATTCCGAAAAGGCAATGGTTGACGAGATGAAATCTCTCATCAAGGACCAGAACGAGAAGATCCAAGATCAAGACGCTTACATCAAAGAATTGCAACAGGAAATGAGTGACATGCATGACAGAGAGTATGATTGCTGACATTATCCATGACTTCGATTCCCATCTAGACAGTGGTCATGTTTGGATGGTTGAGCTTGAACTAGAGTGGATGGATGAACATTCTGATCCACCAAATGGTTGGTTTAACGTTCACACTTATGTGGTCGCACCCAACCGTGACCTAGCACAATACATCACCACAACTCTGTATCCCGATGCTCTCTCATTTGTCATTGACGATAAACCAGTTACTAGAGAGGGATATGCTACCCGTAGGGACAGAAGTTGAGTATGATGGACAACTTGGATTCGTAAAGTTTGCGTGTCCAGAGTTCAAACAGATGACAATATGCACCAAGCAATGGCCTGATCCAGATACAGGTATCATGCGCCAGGTGTGTCATGTTGTCACTGAAGATCGCTTCGATCGTATTAAACTAATCAACGGAAACCAATCACGCTAATTATTATGGAAGAAATGATGATC